ATAACCCCTTTTTATTAGGGTTATTTTGTTGATTTTGTGCCACTTATTCTTTTTTTATTTTTTGTAACTATCTAAATATCAGCTTTTAATAATACAAATACACACTATTTATAATTGATTTAAATTATATTTTTAACTTAAAATAGCAGACTAAAAGAGTCTTTAAAGTTTCTTTTTTGATTCTTTTTTTGTATCTTAGAGTACTGAAAGCGAGTAAGTTAACAAATAAAAAGTAATTTTTAAACACAAAAAAACCCCTAAGTTTCGAGGCAGAGGGGCTAATCACTTAAACACTGTAAATCATGACAAGTACAGCATTCGATAACAAATTTAGCTCAAATAAACTATCTGAGCAAGTGAAAAGTATTTTAGCTAGTAAAGGACTTTCTAAAATATTTAATTATTCTGATTATCAATATTTTAAATCAAAAGCTAATACAACTTTTAGCAAAGCGCAAGTAATAGCCGATTTGTTTATTCAGGAGTGCCAAGAGGAAAGCGATTTTTCAGAATATATTTTTTAATTATGAAAATCACACTACCAAAAATAAATGTTTCTGTAACTATAAACAGAGATATTCAAGAGCTTTACCAAATTACATCTAGTAAAAACGCCTACGAAATTATAAAATCAATATATGACCAGGACACAATGCACTGGCAAGAAGAATTTATTTTAATATGCTTAAACAATTCAAACCAAATTATAGGCTATTACAGCCTATCTAAGGGCGGAATGACTGGCACAATTGTAGATGTTCGTATGTTATTCAATATAGCGCTAAAAACCACCTGCACGGGCATAATTTTAACCCATAACCACCCGAGCGGAAAACTTCAAGCAAGCGAAGCCGATAAAGACCTAACAAGCAAAATAAAACAAGGTTGTAAGGTTTTGGATATAAATCTACTCGACCACATCATAATAACAAACGAAAGTTATTTTTCTTTCGGTGATGAAGGGATTTTATGAAAATAAAAAAATATAACCCCGACAACCAAAAAAAAGAAAGTGTTTTTTATATTCAATCACACGGTTTACACGCAGGGCGACCGCTAAAAAAACCAATTCCAAACAGTTGGGAAATAGAAATTAATATAAATAACGCCTTTGAAATTTGTTACATGATTTACAACTCAAAAATATTATATAATTATTTACGTGGTTCCGTAATTCCTTTTTTGAGTTTGACCGAATACAAAAAAATAATAAATCCAATTTTTAAAAATCCTATACAAAATGAAGAATCAACAATTAAAAAATTAAAAACTTTGGCATCAATTGACCAATTAATAAGGCATCAGGAGGAGCAAAAAAAACACTATCAATTGCTAAAAACTACCATAGCAAACGAACTTTTGAAACAATTCAATATAAAAAGCCACTAACTAAGTGGCTTTTCTGTTTTTCAAAAAAAATTCCGCCCAGCGGGCGGATGCTAGTTTTTAAATTCTAATTCTTTTTTATAAATTAAACTAAAAAGATTTTGTAATTCATGCAGATATTTAATTTCTGTATCGAATGTATTATTCGGATAAGTACTTATATAAACTGTTTTAGTTTTTAAAGAAAACAAAATCTCATCTAAACCTTCAACCACTAAAAATTCTTCATCTTGACCATCAGAATACCACCATTTAGAAAAACCTAATTTTAATAATAATTCTTCCGTTAATTCTTCAGCATTCAATGTTTGATCTTCTACACTTTTATAATGTTCCTGTACTAATGACCAAACTTTTTTAAATTCTTTTTCAAATTCTATAAAATCAACATTATCCAATATAATTTGTATTTTGGCATGAGCTTTTTCAAAATGAATTCGCAAACTATCATGCGACTCAAAATGTATAATTTCAAAATTATTTTCAATAAGAAAGTTTAATATTTTATTTCTATCGCTCATAAAATTTTACTTATAAGTTAATATTATTAATTCAACTCAAACCCCTCACTAAACAATTTATTTACATACTTATGAGCCTCGGCAAGTGAAGGATGCGCCAACAATTCATCAGTAGGTATTTTCTCGTCATAATACTCAACTAAAATAAAACGCATAGGAGTTTCTTGTTTAACCCAGATTAAATATTGCGGATCATTCCTATGTAAAATATACATTTCGTTAGTAGCCTTATCAATACAGGTTAAAAAAGGCGAAATAAAATTAGGTAAATCACTCATTATATTTTTTGGTTGTTAATTATTAAATCAATGTCTAAGGCTTCGGCTAATTGATATAAAATATCGCAATTAGGAGAATAACGACCTTGTTCAATTTTTCGTATTGTTTGGCGTTCGCAACCAATTAAATCCGCTAAATGTTCCTGAGTAAAGCCTTTTTTAATTCTAGCTTCTTTTAAAATACCAGCTACTTTATTACGTTTTTCGTCTAAATTAATCATATTTATATTTATGTTTGAAAATATAAATGTACGTTTAAAGTTGCTTTTAAACTAATAAAAAAGAAAAATAATCTAAACCACTGTAGGATCCATACTACTATACTTCCTATGTGTATTTACTTTTAAAACGAATGATTTTCGATAAATCAAATACTTAAACGCATCACTAAAATTTGTAGAAAACATTGGGCGTAAGTGCATAGGCAGCGCTTCGCTCGATTTGTCTTTATGCAAATTACGAGATCCCTTTGCATCGAGTTTTATTTTAATTTTAGTAAGCTCAAGCGAGCTTTTTAAGCATTTACATAAAAACTTATCAATTTTAAGTTTCGGTAAATCTTTAACGGTTTCGCCCATTAATGATTTGGCAAAGTTGTATTCTTCCTCCTGTAAAATAGTAGCTTGGTTCAAGTTCATTAAATTAACCGTCCATCCTGTTCTAGCGCCATTTTCATATTCAATAGCATTTTTAACCGCATTCGCCCAGTCACGTTTGGTTTTACTGTTTTGGTTACCAGAGCGGTCATAATACATATCTAATATTTTAACCTTGTGATGCTTGTAAAAATGCCTGAACTTTTTCCCTAACTCAATTTCGTTTTCAGGCGCCAAGGTGTAAAATTCTTTTAGGCAATATAAGTAGTTACCCCGAGGTTGAGCCGTTACCATACTACACATATCGCCAAAATCTACACCAGCTTCAAGTTTAGCATTGTGATCAATATATCGCAAAGCCAAACTACTTTCTTCAATATCATCGGTAATTTTAAATTTATCGTAGTATGAGGCTATTATACCATCTTCGTAAAAATGATGCTCCCCTAATGAGCCATAAAACTTCTCGCCTTTTTTAATATTTACTTTGAATGATAAAATAGCGCTTTTAAACTCCTCAATACCCAATGCTTTTAAAGAATCTACAAAATACCCATCAGTTAAAATATCTACGTTTACCAACGAAGAAACCACGTAAAAAAAGGTAGAATCTTTACGCACACGCACCCATCTTTCCGTCCACTTAACCAATTGAACATTCAAACGGTTAACAGCCACAGCATCTCTAATTTGTTTTGCAGAAAGTATTTGTGTTTTTATTTCATTCAAAACAAATGCTACCTGCAAGGCAAGTTTAATTTGTTCCAAATCCATGTTTTTTTCCTGCTGCATAATCCAATCATCATCGCCGTCAACAATATTAGGCATATCGGTAGTGAAAGTTCTACCACGGTAAAAAACTGAATTTCCAAACATGGCATATTCACCACGTATAGCAGGCGTTAATTTCTTTAGTTTTTCAAACTTTAGTAAACGGGATTCATCGCCGTACATGTGTTGGTAGGAGTTACCCGCCAAACCGCTTGGCTGGTCTAAACTACCAATATTAAAAAAACAGCCGTTAAATATTGAAATAGTATGCTTGTACGATTCTACAGGTTTGTATGGCAATTTAAAATGTGCAGGTGGGCGTTGGTCTGTAACATAATGGATTCCGTTTTTCCAACCTTTCCTATTCCATCCCTCCAAAAGTGTAGGTACTACGTTTTTAAGCGCATTTACATAGGTGTCCGATACAAATACCTGTTGGCTACGGGGCATATCTTTAATAATCGCCATAGATCTTTCGGCAATAATATCAGAAGTTTTTGCAGTAGCACGCCCTGCTATTAAATACAAGTCTTTTGGGGCTATTAAATCAATAGTCATTTTTATCCACGTAGCAAATCGCACATCAACATCCGATGCTTCTTTATTTACGCGCGTCCTCATGTTCGTCAGGGAATATTTTTAAAGGAATCACTTGCGCCTCGCGTTGTAAGTGTGTTTTTTCTTTCTCGGTAAGTTCCGGAAACTTATTAATCAATTCCTTTAAACGGTTACGGTCAACTTTTGGTAAACCTGCGGTTTCAGCATCAAAAGTGTAAATAATGTTCGGGAACTGAAATAATTCTGCAGGCAAATCTTCTTTATCAGGTTCATTTATACCTCTAATATCGGCAGTATCAACCATCATTTTAATGATCTTTTGCGCATCGCTCACATCTTTAACAATAAGCATGGCAAAGTTTATCATCTTTTCCATTTTTTCAGCGTAAATATTACGCCATGCTTTTTTTGATACTTTACTATCCGAATAAAAATACTCCATAGCTTCATCACAAACTAAGGCCGCTTTGTATCGGCTTAATTTATCGGCGAGCATTAAGTGTTTTATCACGGCATCTTTACTCCCAAATTTATCAATACGTAAAAACATACCTCGCACCTTATCCAGTAATTCTAAATAAGCCACAATAGCAAGTGGGGCGTTTTTCACATCGCCTCGCTCCATAAACTCGTAAATATCTTGTAGGCTTACGTTTTCAATATTCATCGCCAAAAAGTACTTTATTACGTATGTTATTAATTTCTTGCGCTGCTGCTTCTTTTAAAAATATTTGAGCCGCAGTGATGTTACCACTTTCAGCCAATTGTTTCTGTTTACTTATCACAGCAAACTCTGCCAATAATTGCCCTCTGTCATAATGGTAACGCACTGGGTTTTCTTTATCATACCAAAGCTTCATAAACAACTCCTTATTCAAATCTAAATACAACGCAATTTTTTCAGGCGAATAGTTACAGCCCGAAAGCTCCTCTATTTGCTGTAATTGATCTGATGTAAAAGATGTGGTGAGTTGGTTCATTGTTTTAGTTTACTAAACATCGATAATCAGCCGATATATTAAGCATTTGTAAAGCTGTCATTTTACCGTATTTATTTTTTGCTCTCAATATCAAATAAGGAGTTGCTAGCCACAAACCAAGTTTACGAGTCCAACCGCTATAATTACTTTTTCCTTTTCGTTCAATCCCAATTTTAAAAATTTCATCAGCCATTTGTTTATACTTCAAATTGGCAGCAACATTGTAAACCAAATAATGAAAATCATGTAACATAGCATCTAAATCTAAGTTTGGTAAATCACATAAATCATTAACCAAAGTAGCACCGTCAAAATCTTTCGGGTTTAAAATAAAGTAGTCGTAAGCCTTTAAGTAAATATCGACCTGCTTATAATTGTAGCCTTTTATTACCAAAAGGTAATTCACGTCTTTACGTAATACCTGCAATACTTTTGAATCTTGATTAAAAAAATGATTTTCACTACCTAACATTATTTCTATGGTATTATTTGTTCGTAATTAGGATGTGTAGGAAAATCTAAAGCTACAAGCATAGTAGCTATACCTAATCCTATTGGATGATTTTTTAAAGCATCATAACGCATGCTACCAACTAAATTTTCACGTGTAAAAGTTCCTGAATTGACAATACTTACTACTTGGCCATTTGGTGATATTAAAACCTCATTCCAAGTAATTGTTAATATTTTTTTACGAGCATCAATATTTAAGTTAGTGTATTGAACTACTCTTTCTAATCCAGTTTCAGGATCTATTCCTAAACTTCCTTGTGAAATAAAGCTATCTGATTCAAAAATTACTTTTCCCATTTTATTTTTAGTTTTAAATTATTATTCTTCTGTAAATTCTACGCCAATTAACCAGTTACCACCCGCCATTGTTGTAGCCGTTGCATTTAAATTAACCGCTAATACTTCTCCTATTCCTCTTAATACTATTGGTTGTTTAAGCGTACCGTTAAACTCAAATAATTGATTTGAAATATCCGAAATACCTCCATTTATAAAATATTTTTTATTATCTACAAAACCTAAAGTAGTACCAAGCGTTGGATTAGCAGTATAATTACGCACAACCGCAGTTGCTGCTGAATTAGTACTATCATTTGGTACTATTGGTATTGCGGTTGAAGTTCCGCCAGTATTTGCCGTACTTCTTTTTACAAGTAAAACATCAACTATTGCCGATGCTGATTTTACTCCTGCAAAAAATATACGGCGTATTTTAATAATTTTAGTTGCGCTACCTGTAATTGTAAAAATATCTGTTGGGTTTGTGGCTGGTAAAAAATTATTACTTACTGCTAAATAAGTAGCAGTAGTTTTATCATTATTAATTATTTGCTGTGTTGCTGGAAAATTACCAACCGAAACCGAACCACTTACAGGCTGAGTCGCGGGAAAATTACCAACCGAAACCGAACCACTAACGGGCTGAGTCGCTTGGTAAAAAGTACCAGTTACAGCTTGTGTTGCTGGAAAATTACCAACTGAAACCGAACCACTAACAGCTTGTGTTGCTGGAAAATTACCAACCGAAACCGAACCACTAACAGCTTGTGTTGCTGGAAAATTACCAACCGAAACCGAACCACTAATAGCTTGTGTTGCTGGAAAATTACCAACAGAAACCGAACCACTTACAGGCTGAGTCGCTGGAAAATTACCAACCGAAACCGAACCACTAACGGGCTGAGTTGCTGGGAAGTTACTTACACTTACAGTACTACTACCAGCAGCCGACGGAGTATTTTTCCAATCATTTAAAAGCGTTACTAAATCATCTCTATCATACGCTTCAAGATTGCTATTTACAAGCTTATTTAATTTATGATAAATTTCTTTATTGTTTACCGAAAACAAAATTTTACCCGAATAATTAGTATCAACTAATTCTTCTTTTTTATAAATAAACAAACCACTACTAGCGGTATCTCTTAAAACTAGGTAATCGTCTTTTAAAATTAATTCGTACATTATTTATATTTTTTAAGTTCTGAATTGGTAAATAAATTCATTCTAAAATCAAATAGTTCTTTACTGTTGGCAAAACAATATTGCTCATATTGCGCATTTTCGCTCCAATTACCAGAGCCTTCAATTACATAATAATCATGATGCGTTTGCAGTAAACAAACTTTGGCGTGGCTCCAAGCGTATAAAACTTCAAAGTTTGGTCGGTCCTTGGCCATAGCCATTAAATTATCAATAGTTATTGGGTTGCGCTTAATCATACTATCCGACACCAAAAGCGTAACAGCTTCAATTTTACCGCTATCATACAATTCAACCAACGCATCAATTACCTTTCGGCTAATGCTGTACGTACTGGCGTACAAATGTTTTATTGGGTATAGGCTAGAAACCAAGGGTATAAAAGTAAAAGCGTTAAAAGCCTTATCACTTTGTAAAAATGAAAACTCCCCAGGTGTGGGTATTTTAATTAAATCGCTGGCTGTTGCAATTTTCTCAAAATGAGTAATTAAATACTTACTCATCCACACCTCAGGCAGTTTCTCCCCTATTTCTTTAGGCTGTTGGGCTTTTAAATTAAAAAACCTATTTACCACTAACCCCTAACTTTTTGTTTGCTAATTGCACCAATTGTAATTTATCGGCAATACGTTCTTCAATAACTTTAATTTTATCATTGTCCTTTTCTTCTTTTAACGCCTTGCG